TTGCGCCGCGACGTTGAACACGAGCGCCGCTTGATCCTTGTCGGCCGCCGCCGAGTACACCTCGCCGCCGATCTCGCCGTCGAATAACAAGCCGTCGAGCGCGAGCGCCGCCGCGAGCTCGGTTTTCCCGTTCTTGCGCGGCATCATCAGCAAACACGTCCGATACACCCGCCGCCCGGCGCGATCCGTTTTGAACAACGGGCGCACAATGTCGCGTTCCTGCCATGGGCGGAGGTTGAACGACTGGCCCGCGAACGGGCCCTTGGTGTGCGTGAGTTGGTTGATCAGCCGCACTTTTTGCGCGGCCATTGCTTCGCGAGGCACCGTGTGATATTCCTTTCGGTGCCGTTGGAACGCGGCGTTGCTTCTCTAGTCCTCGCCTGCGGCGGCCGGAGTGATTCACCGGCCGCCGCCCTTGCGTACGGCTACAGTTTGACGGCGTGCCCGCCGGTGAACGCCTCCCATCGATCGACGATCACTTGGCAATAGTGCGGCGCGAGCTCGACGAGCACCGAGGCGCGGCCCATGGTGTGCGCGGCGATCAGCGTCGAGCCCGAGCCGCCGAACGGATCGAGCACGAGCCCATCGATCGGGCATGAGTTCCGGATCGCGCGCGCGGGCACCTCGACGGGTTTTTCCGTCGGGTGCACTCTCACCGCCGCGCTCGGGGCGCCGCACCGGATGATGTCGTCGGCGTCGTCGCCCGTGCGCGCGCCAAACCAGCGCGCGCCGCCGCCCTCGCGGAACGCGTAATAGATGAACTCGAAACACGAGTGGTAGCCGTTCGGACGCATCACCGAGACGGATCCCTTGTCCCACACCAACACTTGCGGCAACCGGCGGAAGTACCGCTCGAACATCCGGCCGTAGAGCGGCATATTCGACTGCCCGCCGCACACGTAAATCCACGCGCCCTCGGCGAGCACCTTGTCGAGTACGTCGAACATCAGCGGGATCGCGGTGAACGAGATATCGCCCTCGATCGCGTCGCCGCCCGCGCTCGTGACGTTCACGCCGTACGGCGGATCGGTGAACACGCAATCGGCCCGGCGGCCGTCGAGGGCCCGCTCGATCTCCTCAACGCGGGTTGAGTCGCCGCATAGCAGGCGATGATCGCCGAGGGCGAACACGTCGCCGCGCGTGATCGTCGTCGCCCGCACCGGCGGCACCTCGTCGGCCTCGACGTGCCCGCGCTTGTGCGTGCCGAGCGCGGCGAGCTCCGCCGCCGAGAACCACGGCTGCAAGTCGAGCCCGGCCGCGCGATCGGCGCTCAATTGTTCCACGTGCCACTCGGCGAGCTCGGCGGCGCGGTTGTCGTACATGGCGAGCGCGCGCTTTTGTTCGGGTGTGAGGTTGCGCCGCCGTACCGCGATGAGCTCGTCGCCGTCGGCCTCGACGACGCGCACCCGCGAGATCCCGGCCGACACCGCCGCCGCCGTTACGCCGTTCCCCGCAATGATGACGTTGTCCTCGTCGATCACAATCGAGCGCGCCGCGCCGACGGCGGCGAGCGACTCCGCCACCATCGCGAGGTTGCGCGCGTTGTGTTTCCGCCGGTTGAGCGGATCGGCGACGAGCGCCGCGAGGCTCAGATCAGTTTCCACTTTTGCCCACTCAGACGAGGCCGCCCCATTTCGAGACGGGCTCGACGCGCCCGCCGCTCGGCGCTTTTGACAACCGCGCGCGCCCGCTCGGCGTCAACCCGAGCTCAGACCACAACCGCGCGCAATTGCTGAACGCCGCGTCGGCGACTTTCAAATACGGATTGAGCATCGGCGAGCCGTCGCCGCGTTTAACCACCATGCCGCCCGCGCGGATCTTGGTTTGGGCATCCTGTAGTCGGCTCCACTGCTGACACAACGCGAGGAGCACCGAGCGTTCGGCCTCGGTGACAATCCCGCACACCCGCAACAAGGGCGCGAGCCGGGCCCACTCGCGGATCGCCGTCGGATCCTCGTCGAGCTCGGGCGGCGGCGTATCGAACGAGGGCCCGGCCGCCTCGGGTTGCGGCTCGTCCGGGTTGAGCCGTGTCTTGCTCGGGTTGCCCCGTAGCACCCTTACCGCTGTCGGGTGCGGGCGGCGGCCACTATTCCAGTTGCCCGGCACCGGCACGCCTCCTACCCGCCTCTGAGGCCTCACACGGCCCGCTCACGGCCTCGACGCCCTCGGCACCCGTCGGCAACCCCTCGATTACCTCGACGGCCTCGGGCAAACCACCAAAAACTCCAAAAACCCCGAAAATCCGCACGTTGACGGGCCCCGGTTCGGAGGCCAAATTTTCCAGCGTTCGATCTCCCCCCCGGTGGAAGTTTTGAAAGCTCGACGGCGCAGGCGGCGTTGTGGGCGGTTTCGATCTCGGGCGGTTGAGAGTTCGACTCATTCGGCGTTCGTCTCGTGTTGGCTCGCCTGAGGCGTACGCGCGGCGGTGTACGCCCAATCCGATATCGGCCGTTTCCTTACAGGCCTGCGTTGGTTTTTCTCGTGTGACACTGGCGGCACAAGGACTGCCAATTGTTGATCTCGTCCCACATGAGCCGCTCGTCGCCTCGGTGCGGAATGACGTGATCGACGTGCGCCGCAGCCGTGGTTCGGTGTTCGTCAAAGCACCGCGAATACACCGGCGGTTGGTGGTTGGGCCGTTGCCCGCACAAGGGAAACCGATCACGAAACCGTTTCGATCGGCGTGCCCATCGGGCGGTATAGCCGCGCTCGCGGGCAGTTCCGCGCCGTGTGTCGGTGAGCGCGGCATGGAACGAACATCGGCTCGATCCCTCCTCGACGAGCTCGCCGCACGGAAACTCGGCGCAGGCGTGTTTGGCTGCGCGCGGCACAAGTTAGTGCACCTCAGGTTGGGCACTCGACACGGCACGCGGGCGGCGTGGTGGTTTCGGCGTTTCGCCTACCGGCTCAAAGTCGAGCGCGGGTTGCTGTTTGTCGAATGTCAGGAACCGTTGCTCGCCGTGCCACCGGCAGACGTATTCGAGTTGATCGCGATCGACGGGCCCGACGCTCGCATAGAACACGAGGGCGAAGCCGTCGACGTTTTTCTCGGTGCGCGCGCGGACGCTCGTGATCTCGGCGTCGAGCAGTACCGTCGACGGATCCGGTATGTCGGGCGTGGCGTAGATCAGGATCCGTTGGTTCGGCACGCGGATCGCAAACTCGATCGACTTCACGATTTCTTTCGCCGATCCATCGTTGAGCCGAAAGAGCTCGGCGTGCGCGTCGAGATCGAGCGCCGAGGCGAGCGCGGCGGTGAGCGGTTGCACGCGCAACGTGAGATCGATCATTTTGATCGGATCGCCGTCGCTCGTTTTTTCGATGCGATGCCCGATCGCGTCGAGGTAGCAGCCGATTTTGTCCTCGTCAAAGAGTCGCATGGTGATCTCCTCGTGTTGCCGATCCATTTCGTGTTCCCGGCGCGACGACGATCGGCGGCATCGTGCCCGAGCGCGAGTATCAAGAGGGCGCGCACGCTCGACGGCACGCGGCCCGCCACGAGCGCGCGCGCTTGCGCCTCGTTGATGTGTAAATAAAACTCCGTCGTCGGTTCGCTCATAACATCTCGACGAGAAACACATCCTGCCGCTTTTGCCCGTTGTGCTCGCCGAGGGTGTGGCCCCAATTCGAGGTGACGATCGCGAACCGGCCGTCGGGCGACACGTTGTGGATCGGTTGGTTCCAGAACGAGTTTTCAGGCGTCCAGCGGCTTTGATGGTGGCAGAACCGATTGACGAGCCCGGAGCCGTCGACGGCGATCGCGATGATCTCATCGTCCCACGCGCGCGGCCCGACGGGCCCGTTGTCCTCGACGGCGTACCGATATGTCGAGGATATGAGCGGGATCTGCGCGTCGGGTGTCGCGGCGCGCCAATTGGAATGTTCCGAGAGGTACATCACTTTCGGCCGGAGCACGTCGGGGATCAAGTTGGCGGTTTTCGTCGGATCGGCGATGGTGCGGATCTGCCATTGCGCCGCGTCCCACTCAGTAGCGCCGGTGCAGCAATCTTGATTGATCGAGATCCCGTACCCGAGCGAATCGTGGCCGTGATAGAGCGTGTTGATCGGTGTGAACGTCTGATCGATCACGTCCCACACGAGCACGCTCCCAACGGCGGCGGCGTTCGGCCCGGCCGGGTAGAGAAACACGTACCGATTCGAGCGATCGATCGACAACGAGTGCAACGGGAACGGTGGAAACCCTTCGATCGTGTTCGTGTCGAGCAAGCCGCCGGTGGAGTGGTAGACGTAGTGATGCGAATCTTGCCCGGTGCCACCAAAGAACACGATCCACACGTCGTCGTCGCTCGTCAGAATGCCACCGACGTACGTATTCGACGCGAGGCCCGGCACGAGCTCGTCGAGGTTTTGCACCGTCTCAACGCTGCCGGTGTCGAGGTTCCACCGTTTGACGTTGTGCACCGAGGTACCGTAAATCGCGAACGGATCGACGTACGAAAACGCGGGCTCGATCTGGCTCGCGATCTCGGCGGTGAGGTGTGCGACGTGTTCGCCGTCGAACGAGAAAAAGACGGCACCGCCGCCTTCGTTCATGGTTAAAAAGATCGAGCCGTCGGCGTTCCACGCCGCGAGGTGTGAGTTCGACGGCACCCGGAGCGCCGAGCCGCCAGCGGTGCGTTCGTCGCTCGCGCGCCACATCCGCGAGCCGAACGTCGGATCGCGAAACGCGTACCCGGCCGGGCCGACGTGCGGCGGCGGCACTGGCGGCGGCGCGGCGTCGCGATCGGAGCGCGAGAGATAGAACGGTTCGCCCGGGCCCGGCGGGATCGGATCGACTTGGTTATCCATCCACCCGATCACATCGACGAGCATTTGTCGCGCCTCTTGAATCGTGTTCGGAACAGTCACGGTTTCCCCAATTCCGCGCCCCATCGATCCGGCGCGCACGTAAAGCCGCACAACCCATCCGCGCAACGCGGATCTTGAAGCAACCGCACCGGCAACCCGTCGGTACAGATCAACGAGCGGAGGTGCAGCCGATGTTTCAGATCGCTTTGAAGGGTGCACGCGCTCGCGAGGAGTGAGAGCAATGCACCCGCTAACAATCGGCTCATATGCGCGAGCCATCCGGCCGTCGGCCACCGTTGCCGAACCCCCAAATTTTCGTGCCGGTGTGTTTCACGTTGTCGTCGGTGCAGGCGAAGTACCACCCGCGACACTCGGCGTCCTCGGGTGTCATCCCGGGCCCGCGCGGTACCCACACGCCGTTGATCAGATCGCTTTGCGACGCGCCGTCGAACATCAGCGTCGCGAGATCCTCCCAATAGCGGAACTTGTGCCCGTAGGGTTGTTGGCCGAATTGCCACAACGTGTCGACGGCGCGATCACACGCCTCTTGCGTCGTCCAGTTCGGATCGCC